CCGCTGCGTACGACACACCCGCCTGCGTGAACACCGGGGGCGACACTGACCTGTTTCTCGGTCAAGTTCGTGAAGGGCAACACCGCGCACAGTCCGCGAGTTGTCCAGAAGAGAACGCGGCCATCGTCGCGCGACCAGTGCTGGCCAGGGACGACGCCGTAGGGGGCGAGCAGCTCAAGTTTTTCGCCGCTGTATGCGTAAACCCGGGCGTCGGTGCCGATGACCAGCGCGTCGTCGTGCGGGGCCAGCATGTGAACATGCCCGGGCACGACGAAGAAGTCCTGGTTCAGGTTGAACAGGTGGTAGCCCAGCGGCTGGGAAAACCACACCACAGTCTGGTCAGATTCGGGAAAATACTGTGCGGCGTAAATACGCCCCTTCCATTCCTGAATCGCCTCGCTGCCGGCTGGCAGTGGGTCGAGGAACTGATTCAGCAGCTCGGGCCCGAGGTTGTCGGGCGACGCATTCCACGTGAAAGCCGTCAACGAGGTCGTGGCGAACGCCAGCTGGAACACGGTGCTGTTGGCTGGAGCGATATAGACGTTCGTGGTGTGTCCGGCCAGCAGAGGAATACCGGTCACCTGCAGCGCCTGGCCTTCGGTCAGGGTGATGTCGGCGCTCTCGCCCATGCCGGTCTCGCGCCCATCGGGCATCACGTACGTGCAGCGCACCTGGTAGAACCCGGCTGCCAGGCTGCCCGACACGGCGGCGACTGCAGCGGCGCCGGGCGTCTGCCAGCCCCAGGCGAGCACCGTCCCATCGGGGAGGATCACGCCGCTATCGGTGCCGTTGTTGAAGAACACCCTGTCGTTCGTCTCCGTCCAGAACATCGGGTCGGTAGAGGTCAGTGCCTTGAGGGTGTTTCCGGTGTAGTCCTTGAGGGCTGCACCGACCACGACATACATGCGGGAGAAGTCCAGCGTCGTGAAAACACCGGTGAATGCACCGGCCTGGTCCAGGGTGTACCCCTTGCGCCGGGTCAGCCCGCCCGTGTCGGTGACATTCACGTTATCGGCCTGCACGAGCCAGCCCGGACCTACCCGCATGGGGTCCGTGACATTGTCGAGCCCGTTGAATTTCGAGATGTCCATCTTCGGTGATTCTAACTTAGATCATAGAATATAAGGCGGCGGGTTGGGTTCCGGGCACTACACCGGATAACGATCTACACCCGCCGCTGGTATCGGACTAAACCGGATCGCTATGTGATCACGTCTCTTCGCTCCTCTTGCACAGTAAGGTCTCTGACGTCTACTTTGGGGGCGAAGGTTCTGTCGTCCTCCACCACCATGAATACGGCGCGGTAGTTCGCTGTGCTTGGCGGTATGCCCGCGATCGCTGCCGCCGATGACGCGCCTGCTGTCGCAATGGCCACAGACGCAGCGACGGCACTGGCGGCGAAGGCTGCCGCAGTTGATGCCCCACCGGCCGCCGACATGGAGGCCATGCTGACGCCGATACCAGTCAGCGTCGGCGAGCTTGATGTTCCAGCTGCCGACGACATATTTGCGTTGGAGACACCAGTGCCTGCTAAGGTCTCGGCTGTGGCGAAACCAGCCGCACTTGATGCCGCACAAACCGCCGTGGATGCGCCCGTAAGGTTCGATGCGGAACTCGACCCCACGGCCGGGGCGATGCCGGACACCCCCGCCGCCAGGTCTTGCCCGACGAGTGTCGATGTGGCTGTCGCGCTACTGGCCTGTGTAACTGCCGTCGACGCTGTGCTTGCACCAGCGAGACCCGACGCGGTACTTACGCCGGATGCCTGCGTGACCACTGACTCGCCGGACACCACACCCGCTAGTGTTGAGGTGGCAGAAGTACCGCCTGCCTGTATGACGCCTAAAACGGATACTGACGCCCCCGCGAGCGCTGCTGCTGCCGTAACACCACCAGCCTGGGTAATTGCGCCTGCGCCCGTCGCAAAGCCTACGATAGTGCTGGCGGTGGACGTGCCCGCCGCACCAGTAATGACTGTGGCCGTGGCCGCTTCACCTGTCAGGGAGGATGCGGTGGATACGCCTGCCGCGTCGGTGATAGCCGCTGCCGCTGTTGCGCCGCCTGTGATGCCGCTTGCGGTGCTGGTGCCTGCCGCTGCTGTAAGTGTGGTGGAGGCAACGGACGACCCGGACAGGGTTGAGGCGGTGCTGACGCCATCGGCCTGGGTGATGGCTGCGGTGCCGCTTGCTGCGCCTGCGGCAAATCGCTTGCCTTTGGATGGCGATGCGAATATCTGCCAGAAGTTGTCTGACAGTGCCTTGATTTCAAAATCAGACAGCGCACGACTGAAACCAGCAGCGCCGCCGTATGCAATCGACTTTGCTGTGTTGCTTGGGCTGCGAATGACCAGCGGGCGCGCATAACTTAGGTTACCAATCGTGGCGCTGTTTGACGCCACCAGAACACCGTCGATAAACAGATCAAGCGTGCCTGATGGATTGACGCGGGACGCAACGATGTACCGCTGCTTGAGCACGTAGTCTGTCGGTGCCGTTGCCCGTTGTGCGGACCCAGACCAGCCACCAGCAGCAAACCTTGGGTTAGTACCATCCCCAACGTACATTGTTCCCGCATACCAGCCGCCGTTATCCGCTTGTGCAAATGGACTCTCGACGGTGATTGACGCCAAGGGTGTCACCACAACAACAACGGTTTGCCCCGCTGTTGCAATCATGCTCACGGGCGATGTGACTTTGTAGTTTACTGATGCGCCATTGACCAGCGCATAACCGCCAATCGACGGCGCAAGCTGGAAGTCATCTCCGTACTGGCGTGCCCATGGGCGAAAGTTTGTCGCGTCAACCGGATTTGTGCCGCCGCCAGCACTAAAGGCCGTAACCAAAGACCGCGTGATCGGATTACCCCAATCGACTCCGGTAACGGCTGCTGGTTGTGTTGTCCGCTTGGCGCGAGCAGCCATTTAGATCGCCTGATTCTGGATGCGCTCGTAGCTAATCTTGTGATTGCCAGCCGTAGCATTCAAAGCCACCGCAGTGTCATGGGCGACGTACACGCCCCAGAACTTTGGCAGGGAACCGCCGAACAAACTAGCCACACTGACCGGCCCAAAATAATATGCTCTGTTGCTGGTGTTATCCACTTGAATCGACGCGGCGAGTTTCACCGAGTTGTTCATGACATTGGCGCTTGTGAATGTCTCAGCGCTATCGGTGCCATCGAGCACATCAGAGTAAGTCGGTGTGCCGCTTGAGCTTGAAATGTTGGCGTACACATAGACGTTGATTGACCGGGCAGCAGTTGGCGTGGTGCCGGTGGTGATCATTCCAGACAAGAGGTGATCGAGGTCAACATTCGTTGTGTTATCCACCGCTGTGGACTCTTGACCCGCAGTAAAAACACCGGACGAACCAGATGCGAGCGATGCCAGCGTGATCGTTAAATCGGTGCTGGATGTGCTTGGGTACTTAGTCTTGATGTCGCTCATTGCTCGCCCCTTCGATAACCCGCGCCACTTGCGAGGCAATTACATGGTCAGGCTCAAACCCCAGAGCACACAACACATCTGCTTGTTGCTGCGTCAGCACTGCAGGTACAAGGCTTTGCACTGTGGCCTGCACCAAAGGTGAGCCAATAATCAACCGCCCTTGCTCGATCAGCGGCTTGACGTAGCGAAAATCTGGTGCGTTGTAGACCACATCCAGCAGCGCATTGCCAGCGGTCAACCCCAACACTTCCAGAATGGTGCCGTTGCCAATCTCACGGCTTGACTGTTTTTTGCGACCAACATTGACCGCAGCAGCAATCGCGTCGTAATCTCGGGATGCGATCAGCTCCGGGCTGCACTTGGCGTTGATTTCTGCGAGCAGTGACATTTGGTTAGTCCTCGGTCACCACAGTGCCAGCCGTGAGCTGTGGCGTCACCCCGTTGCCGCAAACGATGTTCGGGGAGATTGCGCCTTTGTACAGGAGCTTGCCCACGCCGCTAGCCGATGCGCCAATACCCCAATGCGTTGCCGTCCCCGTGCCGCCCGTACCCGCGGGGAAGCTGACGTTCGCAACCAGGGCGACGGTGTTGGTGGACACGGTAAAACCACTGCCAGAGCGGGCCACGGCCACGCGCGCATAGGAGGTGTAGGCAACCTCGTTTGTCGTCTGGTCGCCCGCTTCGCCGGGGTCAGCGGTGTGTAGCGAAAAGTACAAGCTACCGGCGCCAGTGCTGCCGACAATGCCGGTGGCGTCCCCGACTAAGGCCATTGTGGTGTTATTAAAAATAAGCTTGAGGTAGTCGTTTTCGTGGGTGTTTGATTTGGACATGGTGTGCTCCTTAGCGGTTTACGATCTTGAGGGAAATGGTGCGGTCGTCGGTACGCCCGCCTGCGGTGACGATCCGGCAGGTCAGTGTCTCGGTGGTGTCTAAGACACCGCCAGCTACGAACACCGTCGCCGTCGTCGTAGTGTTCGAGGGCGCGGAGGTCGTAAGGCCTGCGCTGGTAACCCAGGTAACTGAGCTGATCGTGTCGACCGTCGGCAGGAGGTAAGCCCCCCAGTCGAACGTGTAGTCGAGGATGGCGTTCGGGTCTTTTTTGTAGGCCATCAGATGCCTCCGTAGGTGACAGTGCTGACAGGCCGACGTGCGCGGCTCTGTTCGACCTTTGCCTTGGCGCAATAAGCCTCGTGTTTGTCCTTGTAGCTCTCGGACGCGCCCTTGTTGTAGGTCTCGGTATCCTGAACGTCGTAGGCCAGATGTTTGACCCAGTTCAGCAGGTGGCGATGGTGTTGCTCAGGAATCTCCAGGTCGTCGCCAGCCTCGACCGTCACGGGCAAGCGGAATGTGCGCAATTCGATGACCGAGGGCCCTTTGGGTACGGTCAGCGTGCGGACCATGCCGTCGTCCATGCCGGTGATCAGCGCCTCTACCGGCGCGGTCCAGTTGGGGTCTGCCAACAAGTTCGCTGCACTGGTCGCGAGCAGCGCTGCCAGCTGTGGCGCGGTGTAGGGCGGGGCGAAGCGCATGTTGTTCTCCGCCATCTTCTCGACGGCGACTATCGGCATGTCTTTGCCAGTCGCTGGGTCGATAGCATCTCTGATCTTCAGTATCCTGGGGTCGAGCTTGTACCACTCGGTGCCCGCCACGAGGTTCAGCTTGAAGCTGCGCGAGTCGGCAATGCCGTAGGTGTCGCGGCAGAACTGTTTCTGCGCGTCGTCGATGTAGCCGTAGATGAGCGCATCCGACCACAGATAAGGCAGCGCCTCATCGAACACTTCGGCCCGAAAGATCGCGAGCAATTCTGTGGTCGTCATGGCTTATGCCTCAGCTCGTTCCAGACTAAATTTGTTCCAGGCTGCGTCGCGCTCTTTGTTGTGCACAGACCAGCCCAACTCTTTGGCTAAAACCGCGTTGTGCGGAACACCAACAGCGGTGAACTCTTCGCGCTTATTGCGGAGGACCAGCTTCTCAAACACGGTGAACAGTGCGGCTTCACGCGCCGCGGGGGTTGTAGGCTCGACAGGCTCAGAGGTCTCGACCTCTGGTATTTCCTCGGCGGGCACGATACCGACGGCGATCAATTCGGCGTGCATCTGTGACGGGGCATAAGTCGGTACGCCTTTTGTAAAGTGCACAGAGCGTCCTGATACAGAGGCTACGGTCATGTTTCGAGGTGCGATGTATTCCATTTGCAGTGCTTTCGGTTAGGTTTATAAAGAGACGGGGCTTTGCGGCCCCGTCTCATTCAGCTCATTTCACCGGTTAGGTGATCTGGACTTCGTTGGAGCGTCCGGCAACGATGTACTCGATGCGCACCGTGATCGCACCTGCCGTGGCAGTCGCGACGGTCGGCGTCACGGTCAGACGCAGGTTCTCGCCTGTTCCGACGTAACCGGTCGGCACCAGCGCCGTGAGCGCGGCCGTGGTCTTGTCGGTGGTGCCCAGGTAGCGGTTGTCGGAGCCGGAGTCACCAACCTTGACGTTGTAGGCTGTGGAGCCCGTGAACGCGGTGGTTGTGACGACGCTTCCGCCGATCACGACTGCGCCAGGAGGCAACGGGATGATGTCGAACACGTGGGCAGCGACGGTTGCGAAAGCATCCGAATTGCCTGCGGTGTTCACCATAGTGTCGCCGATGGCGAAGCTGAATTCAGCCACCAGCGGGTACTGTGCCGTACGGGACTTGATTTTTAAGGCCATGTCAGTTTCTCCTTATTGAGCCACGTAGCAGCTGATCACGCCGAAGTCTTCGACCGCGTTGCTCTCGTAGATGTTGCCGAACTTGGGTTTCAGGAAGCCCAAGATTTTTCCGACCGAGATACCTTGCGAGTTGTCGTAGTCGAAGCCCTTTTCGTTCCACTCGGGGGCTTTGATGTCAGCCATACCGAGCGCCTGAGCGCCGCAGAACAAGACCTGGCAGCCATTGACGGTGCCACCTGAGCCATACTTGCCGCTGGACAGACCAGAGGTGTTGGGCACATGACGGAACTCATGCAAGTAGATGCCGTCGATCTTGACGGTGTTGCCTGTGAACAGGTTGTCGTTGACATCCTTGCTCTGGCTGTAACGCAAGTTGGCCATGTAGTCCGTGTCTTGCTTCAGCTTGGCCATCGCCTGGGGGGTCAGGAATGCGTGGAACGACTCTTCGCCGCCGCCGTTGGTCACGCCGCGGATGTAGCGGTCTTTGGCGTAGGCCTTGAGCTGCACAAACATCTGCCAGGTCGGATAGTCTGTCGAGACCACGTCAGCGGAAGTGTTGTTGCCGGTCGCGCTGTTCTTCAGGACCTTGTTGGTCGCATCCCAACGGCACATACGGCGCGTAGAGGGTGCGGCCACATCGGCAGCGAACTCCAAATACTGGAGGTCAGAGCCGACACGGGTTGCGCCGTTCGGGTAGTGGGCATAGCTGATACCAGCCAGCGTCTGGAACGCCATCTGGTCAATACGGTCTGCCAGCCAATAGGACAGAACATTCTTGGAGTTGTCGCGGAAGCTGACGACAGACTTCTGGTCTGCCATACGACCTTCGTGACGGTTGGCATGACGCAGCTGGTCAATGCGGATGACCTGGTCAAAGGTCTGCATTGCCTCTTCGTTGCCTTCCAGCGTACGGTCACCCGCAACGCCGTCGCCTTGGAGGTCTGCCAACAGCGTGATCACGGCGCGGGCGCCCTTCTCGGACTGCTTCAGCTCGGTGACATGTTGGATCATCGCGTTCGGACCAGAGCCCAGGAACTTGTTGATGAAAGATTGGTTTCTGGCGTTCTTCCAGAGGTCCATCGACCAGATGGTCTTTTGCTCGTTCGTGAGCAACCCGAAGTTGGTTAAAGCCATTTCATGGCTCCTTTCGTGACGAATAAACACATGGCCTTTGACAGCCCCGTGTCGTGTGTCGTCACGACCGACGAGTTGAAACGTATCGTGTTTCTGACGTGCTCGAATAATACTCTAACTTAGAGCCTAGATCAAATCGAGAGCTGGAATTATTTTTGTGCGCCAGCCTGGGCAGGCCAATATTGGATGGTTGGCCTTGCAGATAGGACAGATGTATTGACGGGTCATATCACCCCCAACAGAAGAATCTCGGCCTCACGCCGCGCCACAAGGCCGCGCAACACTTTCCCACCGCCGCGTGTCCACTTGCGTAACTCATCAGGCACAGCGTCCCAGTCGCCAGCGTTGATGCGCTTACGTAAGGTTGAGGCTTTAAGTTTTCCTACGCCCAGGTTGAAGGTAAAGTCAGTGATGGCTGCAAGCTGCTCTGGCTGCTCAATACCTGGGCATAGCTCCATCACTTGCGGCATGAACACTTTGCGCAGCATCCAATCGAGCAAGTCCTCGGCCTGGGCCAGTGTGATCGGCGGATCAGACAGTGCCACCCGTTCTCCGGTCTGGTAGAAAGTCGCCCCAAACGCGAGCGTCGGGACACCCGCAGGGCACAAATACGGCTTCAGGTAGCATCCCTCGAATTTGCGGCATAGCGCAGCAGCGAGGCGCACGGCGTTCTCCAAACGGGGATTCACCCGGTACTGTCGCTCTGCGCCGGTCATTACTTCCCCCGTTTGAAAAGTGCTCGGTCTGCAAGATAGATCCCCAGCGCTGCACCACACAAACCCCAGCCGTTGTCATCCAGCACCCAGCCAGCGTTTGCGTAGTGAATCGTGATCATGACCACAGCCCATGAGGCAACGAACGGGCGAATCAACCCGTTCCAGGCGTCGATCCAGGTGATGCCGACTTTTTGCGTCGTTCCTCGCACCGCCTCAAGCCAAGCATCTGTTTCGGTGCCGCGCATGGCGGCAGCGGCTTGCTGCTCGATCACCCTGATCCCTGCTTCAGCTTGGAGTTTGTACGCCTCCAGGTTGCGCTTGTGCTGTTCAGCGTCGAGTTGCCCCTGCAAGCGCATGCGCTCAATCTCGTGCGACTGATCTTGCTGCTTGGTGAGCCAGGATGAAATCTCACCCCAAAGAGTTCTAAATATCGAACCGCCCAAAAACGAGATTAGTGCGCTAAACATGGCACCCTCCTTTAAAATGAGCAAAGCCGTGAACGACTGCGAATCGAACACGGCTTCTAACCAATCTGACTATTAAGGAGTCATCATGGCTGATGCCAATCTTACCCCCGAGAGACTGAAGGAATTCTTGAATTACGACCTGGAGACGGGGATATTCACCCGCCGAATAAGCCATGGAACCGCAAAAGCTGGAGATGTGGCTGGTTGGATGGAACCCCACGGGTACATCAAGATTTCCATAGCCGGGAGAAAGTATTACGCCCACAGGTGCGCGATACTTTTCGTAACTGGAAAGTGGCCGACTGAATGCGTTGACCACATTGATGGAAATAAGGCGAATAATTCCTTCAAGAACCTTCGTTGCGTTGATCACAAAACCAATCTGCAAAACCTTCGTGTGGCCCGGTCCGATAACAAGACAGGAGTTCTTGGGGTTTGCTTCAATGTTGGCGCTGGGAAGTACATGGCTGAATGCAAAGGTGATGACGGAAAGCGCAAATATCTTGGTCTGTTCAACTCGTTGGAAGAAGCGTCTGATGCATACACCAAAGCAAAGAGACTGAGCCAGTCTGGTTGCACCATTTAGCATGCGAAAGACAGATCCGCCAAGGAATGAAATCAGTGTCGTGATCATTTGCTTTTCCTTTCAATCAGTCGATCCATCTTCTGCCCAATCTCCTTGATGTCTTGTCGCGCCTGAAGAACTTCCTGGCGAACCTGAAGCACAGCGTCCGCCGTGGCCTTGTCCTGTCGGTCATCCCTGAAACGCTGTTCAAACTGAGCCGCTTTGAGCACTTCGACATCCTTCTTGATGTCCGCGATAACAGCAATCACGACAGCCCCTTGCACCAACATGGCGAAGATCAGCGATAGAGGCACCTTTTTATCCAGGTGCCAACTTTCAGGTGCGCGGCGATCTGGGTCTGGTTTTGTTGGGGCCATTTTTCGTGTCTCCTCACTCATATAAATCTTTTTGCCAGAACCAACTTTTGCGGCAGTGCTCGCGCATCCACGGGCGGAATAGGAAATCGATGACGGGCACCAGGACGCGCCCCTGCCACTTACCGTCCCGGTACAGGCTCCAACTCGCTGAACTGATGGTCTCTCCGGGGCGGGCGCGACCGAGCGTGATGATGCGCAGGACCTGCACATCGAGCCACAATAAGAAGCTAAGGACGCGCTCGGTCATGTCCGGCCCTACAGGGTGTCGCCTCGTAAACGCGCCAGAGCCTCCTCGCTCAGCTTGGCGAACTCTGACTGACTCATCTTCATGACGGCCTCGGCGCTGTCGGCCCCGCCGCCCATTTTGTCGCCGTCCAGGCCCACGCGGCTCAGGCTCGGGGGTGTCTTTGTGACTGCCTTGACGGTCTTCTCGACAGCGCCCTTCTTGCGCTCGGCGGCGATATCTTTCTCACTTACCCGGGGATTTGAGCTGGTAGCGACCTCCTGGCGTGTGGTGCGCGGCTCGACGATCATCTTGACCGCCTTCTGCAGCGCAGCCGTGGGCGTCAGGCCCTTCATCTCGTAGGCCGACTTCAGGTCAGCCACTTCGGACATGGCGGCTTCGTCGTAGTCTTCGTGGTCAGGATTCAGGGTCGGGAAGGCTGCCTCCACGCGCTCCAGGGCGGTGTTGTAGCGGGCGCGTTCAGTGGCGCGGATTTCGGCGGCATGAATCTTCATGTCGCTCTTGGCCTCGGCCATCTCGCGCTCGGCCTTGCGAATCTGCTGCATCACGGCCGTGGCCTTGTCGATCTCGCCGTCGGTCAACAAGTTGGCGTACTCTTTCTCCAGCTTGAGCACGCTGTTCTCCAGCGCGGTGATCTCCTCGTTCACGTTGGCGATCTGCTTGCCCTGCTGATACTGGGCCAGCTGGCGCTCGAGGGCGGCACGCTGCTCGCGCTCCTTCTCCAGGATTTCCTTGTGCCGGCTCAGCGGAATGCGGCTGTCCTTCTTTTTCGGTTCTTCTTTCGTCTCTTCTTCGGCTTCGGCCTCATCGGCGTCGAGTTCGGCCGCCAACTCCTTGACCTTCGGGTCATCTTTGACGTCTTCAGTCACGACGGTGTTGTCTTCGGGCAGGGTGTCACCGCGGTCGACGGAGCCGGAATCACCGGGTTCTGGGTCACAGAGGCGGAAGAATTTGTTCAGGATCATGGTAGTGCTTTCGAGGGTGGGTTAGGCGTTCAGGCTGGATTTCAGGGCGTAGCCCATGAGTGGCCACAGTTTCTGCTTGGCGTTCTCGCGGGCGATCTTCTTGCCCAACTCAGCGTCGAAGTTCTCCGGGCTGGCGCATGCGCTCTCGCCGGTGACGGTGAAGCCGTTGCGCAGGATCAGCACGCAGAAGGTCAGAAGAGCTAACGGTGCGACCGGCGTATTTGCTACGTCGTGATCCTGGTCGAGTGGGGCTATCGAGATTTGCTTGGTCGGGTCGATCTTGCGGGTCGCCGCTACGACTGCGCCATCTATCCCGTTCTCGGCGGTGAAATAGTGCTCACTGGCAATGTTCGCTTCGAGGTCCGCAGGCGTTACGCGCGGGGCGGTCAGGCCCCTGGTCTGTATCTCCTGCTCGATGCCTGCATCGTCCGTGCGCGGGGATGAAATGTTGTGCATAGTAGTGCTTTCAGGGGTTAATCTGTCGTCATTCTAAGTTAGAACTAAGATCTCGAGGTCGGCAAACGGGAGCGGTTGGCCACCTGGGTCTTTGCCGGAGGTTCCGCTGCAGCCTGGGCTGCTGCGGTCACTGCTGCGACGCGGGCGTCGATGCGCTTCTGTGCCATGTCGCGCTCTTTCAGCTGAAGCTCGGCTTCGAGTTTTTCCCTCTCCAGCTGGTGCTCGCGCTCGGCCAGGCTCATCTTCTGCTGGGCCAGGCGCTCGTCGACGGACATCTTATGCTCGGCGGTCTGCGCCTTGACCTGAACCTCTGCCATCTTCGCCTGAGCCGTGCCGTCGTCCTGTTCAGGGGTCATGATCTCCTGGGTCTTGGCCTGCTTGAGCAGCGCGTCGGCGTGTTTGGCAGCGGCTTCACCCTCGGCCTTGCTGACCTCTGCTTCCTGGCCGCGCTGCTGCAGCTCCTTGGCTGCCAGCGCCTCGGGGCTGGTCTGGTCGCCCTGCATCTGCTTGATGATGTCCTTCTTGTTCATCAGGCGACTGGCGTCGATCACCACACTGTCGGGGATCATGATGCCGGCCTCCTTCATGGCCATAACCTGCTCGAACTGGCTGTCCTCGAGGGTTTCGCGGCGCGGTACGCTTGTGACCACCACGTCGTACTCGCCCAGAGTCAGGTCGTTGATGATCTCCTGGTACGGCGACTCCTCCTCACCGGTCTCCGGCTCGGGATTCGGCTGGTTGATCACGAACGTCTCTGTGGCGCCGGTGGCGTGGTCGTGGGTGATCGTCATCAGGCGTTCTTCGGTGTAGAACTCCTGCACGAGGTCCAGAATGTTCCGGGCCAGGATAAAGTCGGTGCGGGTCAGGTTATCGAGGGGTTTGACCAGATTCGTGCTGCCGGCTTGACGCTTCTGCTGTATAGCTTTGGCGGCAACGTCAGCCCGGTCCATCCCCTGCATCGAATCGCTAATACCAGAGATAGTTTTGATGGACTCCTCTGCTTTGTACGAGATACGGTCGAGTCCTTGGGGTACCTGATTGGGGGAGATTTTCTGGACATCTTTATCTGGGTCTCCATTCACTTCGATCACGAGACCGGTCTGGGCGCCCTTCTCCTCCAGCTCCTCGACGGTCATGTTACTCAAGGCACCGGCCTTGACCTTGTAACCTGAATTGGCGGTCGTATTGACCACGTGCAGCTCCTGCGACGTGACCTTGTTGAGCAGTTCCTGGGGCCCGATCAGGTTCTCGACCAGGCCGATCGTGTGCCCGTGGCGGAAGTGCGGGAAGTACGGCACCACCGTGAAGTGCTTGTACGGGCTCCAGTCGTCGTGCAGCACGACACTGTCGGCAATCACGGTCCACTTGATGCGGCGTACGAGTTTTGGGACGACCTGAAAGCCGTAGCGCTCGACGAAAAACGCGATCTTGTTGCGGTCGAAGTCCTCCGGCACCGGGCGCATGTCGCCAGTGACTGGGCTGAGGAAGAATTTCTGCTTGTCCAGCACCCGGTACTGGCGCTCGATGATGCGCACGTTGCGCATGACGTCCGAATTGTCCCGGTCGCCCGCGTACATCGGGAATTGGCTGTACCCGAAGCGGTCCCGGGCCATCTGGATGCTGTCAAACCCGTACGGGAACGCACTGTTGTCCCGGTTTCTGAGCAGATCGGCATCTTTTTCACTGTACAGCACCGCCACGTCGTCGGCAGTGACCCATTTTGTCGTGAAAACCTCACTCCATTTGTCCGGGTCGTACTCTTCGGCGTCAGGATCGATGATCACGTTCTTGCCGTTGAGCTGCTGGATGTCCACCTCGCCCTTGGCGGCGTCGTCAAACCTCAACCTCACGTCCAGGAAGCCCCGTGAGCCGATAATCCCGTCGGCAAACATGTCACTGCGCTTCCAATCGAGCTGATTGTTGTCACTGATCTGCCTGAACACCTTCGTGAGCACGTCGGCCGTGGCTGCCGGGGCACCAGAGCGCGGGCGGAAGGAGATTTCGGCGCGGTTGTTGATCTGTTCGCCCAGTACGTTGCTGACAGTCGAGAGAATCTTGTTGATCGTCAGCGCCGGGCGGCGCACTCTCTCCAGCACCGCGCGGTCGGCTGCGCTCCACTGGTCTCCGGCGAAGAACTGTTCACACTTCGTGGCTTTCGCCATGTAGCGCGTGTGGCCGTTGTCGCGGCAGTACGCGTAGCGCTGCCACTGTTTCCAAGCGAGTTCAGTGTTGATGGGCATGGGTGACCTCGTGGAGCTTCAGACCGGTGTACATATCCTGCAACGTGTCCGTTGAAAGGGTTTCGAGGATGCGGCGGTTCCATCGGTAGTGCTCGCCGTCTGCTGTGGCCAGTCCGCCGCGTTCGGCGTCGGCAGCCACCTGGGGGTGTGGGAACCCGACGCCAACGATGGCGTCGACGAACAACATCCGCGTCATGAGGAGGTGGTCTGGGCTCATTTCAAGAACCTCAGCTTGTATGCGGTCTGGTCAGCCAGCTCCTCGATCTCAGCCAGGGTGTTCATCATTGCCTGGCTGCTCCTGGCGTCGCCCTTCATCTCCTGGCGCACCAGGTCGAGGTAGTCGTCGATCAGCTCGACGGGGTCGTCATAGTCCAGCGTGGCCACGCGTGGGTACCTCGGTATCTCCTGCTCGTAGCCGGTGTAGACCTCGGCAAACTTATCGATCAGCGGGATGATCCCCTCGTAGAAGTCACCCAGCGCCATGTGCTGGGCGTAGCTCGTGCTGGTCAGGTGGGCCAGGTGCGCAGCGGTGCGCACGGCGAAGGTGTGGGAGACGAAGGCTGCGCAGCTCATATCAAGCCGCCATGAAGGAGCCCTTGCCCCCGAGATTCAACTTGTCGCGCCATGATGGTGGTGCCTTCGCTTTAGGTTTTCGTGGGGCCTCGCGTCCGACGGCCATCTGAGTCATCCAGCTAGTGCTGTCCACGACGTCATCGTGAACACCGGCCGGGAAGCGCAAGAACTCCGTGCGCAGGGAGTCATACCAGTCGGCGTTCTCGTTGAACGACACCATCCCCTGCTGCATCCGGCCCTGCAACGGGCGGGCCCGGGCCATCTTGTCAGTGATGGGCTTGAGCAGCTGGATGGCGGGGTACTGGGCTCGTTCTCTCATTCTCTTCTTAAGCAGAGTTTCGATTGCGCGGTAAATCTGCCCGTCTTCAAAGCCGAGCTGTTGGCCGGGAGTGTACCATTTCTTACTTAGATTTAAGATTGCGTCACAGATGAACATCCCATCGCCCGACTTAAACCTCACCACCTCGGCGATGTGCAGCACGTCATCATCATCCTGCAGCCCGACGACGCCCACCGTGTAGTCGTTCTGCTTCTTCTCGCTGATGGCAAAGTCCCACGCGATGTACACGTTGCATCGAGAGAGGTTCGGTATCGGCCCGCGCCGGAACATGTCTTTCGTGAAGTACGCCCCATCGTCTGGTACCGGGTTCTGCTGGTACAGGGCTGACCAGAACCTCGGGCTGATCGTGCGCTTGATCTGGTTGAGCTTCTGGATGTCGTAGCGCTCGGAGTGCAGGGCTTCGCCCTTTCGGCGCAGGAGCCGGCCATTCTCAGGCGGTGCGCCCCGGGCAATCAGGTCGGTGTCGTAGTCGAGGTACTCGTCCTCTTCAGCGATGGCGGGGTACTTGACCACAACGAATCTGTCGGCATCAGGGTCGGCGGCCATGGCCACTTGCAATCTTCCAGCCAGATCGTCGTCATGCCACCAGGTCTGGACCACCAGCACCCCTCCGCCGGGGGCAAGCCGGGTATAAGCAGTTGAACCATACCAGTCCCAGAGTTTTTCACGTGTGTCCGCACTGTCAGCCTCCTCAGCATTCTTGATAGGGTCATCGATGATCAACAGGTGAGCGCCCTTGCCGGTGATACCACCGCCCACACCGGCTGCGACGTAGCCGCCCGAGTGGTTACGGTCGGCACCACGATCCAGCGCCCACTCCTCCGCGCTCTGATTGTTCGGGTCGAGCCGAATATCAAACACCGGGTGGTATGACGGGTCCTGCAGCACCTCCTTGACCTTCTTCGAGAACGTCATGGCCAGGCTCACGTTGTACGAGCACGCAATGATCTCGTGGTGAGGGTTCCGGCCCAGGTGCCAGGACGGGAAGGACCGGGAGCAGAGTTCAGACTTTCCCGAGCGCGGGGGCATCAGCAGCATCAGTCGGGGTGACAGGCCCTTGGCCACGTCATCACTGAACTTCTCCAGGCGCCGACAGATGTCCTCGTGGACCCACCCTGCCAGGTAACGGGGGTTGATCCGCTGCACGAACGGCAGCAGGCGCTTGCGGGAGAGAATCCGGCTGGCTAACTCAACTTCCGCTGCGGACGGGGCTTTCAATCCTCGTCCCCAGGCAGTAGCGGTGGGGCTGCATTCTGCGCACCCTGTGTGATGATCTTCAGCAGTTCAGCATCCGACATGGAGTTCAACCGGTCCAACACGATGTTGCCGGTCACATCCACCTTCATCTTGTGCTCCACCGGTGCCATGTAGCCGCACATCTTGGCGATCTCACGCCACCCACTGATCATGGATGCCGGTTCAGCCATGAGCTTGGCCATGTCGATCGCTTCCAGAAACCCATCCATCACCTTCTTGCGTGACATCTGAGCCTCTGCCTCGTACTTGGCTTCGTACTCGGCCTTGAGCTTGAGGACGTTGGGCATGCGCACGAGGCGGTAGCCTATCCCGTCGTCGGCATAGCCTGCACGCAGGCATGCGCTTGGGATGTTGTCGCCTTTGGCCCAGTGCTCGACGAACAGCTTCTGTTTTTCAGTGAGGGGTTTGTCGGGATCAATCTCGCTGGCGCTGGCTGCGGAGGCGGTTGACTTGCCGCGTGCCCGTGCAACCTCGACACCGAACTTTTCGGGTTTGGTGGTCCGTGCTCTGGCGCGAACGAAATCCTCCTTCGGAGAAAGGTCACGTTTCTTTAGTGCGCGTTGCGACGGGTTGGCCATGCGTGCGGTCATGTGGCGCATTCTAACTTAGAGGTTAGAAAAGTTTTCTGGGAAATTTTTTGCCGAAAAATTTAGGGATTTGGGGGCATGGGTCCCTTATCTACCCAGCACAAAAGAACCACCCCACTTCGGATTCGGATCGCTATAGGCCCAAGAGGGGACCCTAGAGCCGACGGTGTCTAACAGCCACGAGACAGCGCAAGCGCTGTGTGGTGTGCGTAGCTATTGGTTGCCTTGCGGCTACGTGTGTGGCTAGCGTGTTCAGGTTTGAGCTTCGCTAGCGCTCAGCTTTGTGTCTGGTTGTGTGAGGTAGGTGTGCGCGGTGCATACAGCCTTATTTGCTAACTGGAGATGAACATGGCAAACGCAAAGAGTATTGGTAACAAGCTGGGACGTGGTGCAGGCTGGGTAGGTGCAACGCTGTGGACAGGGACATGCTTGGTTGCAGAGGCAACAGGTGAGTTCGGCGAAGGCTTCTTGGAAGGTGCGGAGAGTGGGTATGAAGACCGCACACAGCAGATGCTGGCTAACGACGCTGCACGCAAAGCACGTCGCGCACAGGCTGCTGCTGCACTGCTGGCGAATCGGGTGGCGGCGGAGAAAGAGCAGTCGGCCCCGATCACAGCGGTTGCTGCTTGAACAAAACAGACTTAACTTTCGGAGATAAACATGCCTACATGCACCCGTTGCGGATATCAAACATCGTCACGCGGTCCTTTCGGTGAAGCACTGCATCCAGAGTGCTGGGAAGAACAAGACGAGGACATTGCGCGCGTTGAAAGACGCACCGCCGAGAAATACGGCTACGACACAAGCTACTACGCACGTGTTGATGAAGCAAAACAAATCGCTGACGCACATGTCGAATGTGAACGGCTCAACCCTCACTTCACGACAGCCCAAGCTGTTGACTGGGTATTCACCAAAATCTTCGGTGAGTTCCAAGGGACTGAACTTGACAAACGCAACTACGCGCTTTGCAAATAACCCACTAAACGGGGCGTGACAGGCCCTGCTCTCCAACAAAACACACAAAGGAACAAATCATGAATGCGAAAGAACTGACAACCGAAGTTGCTGCGATCACTGCAAAGTACAACGCACTGGAGCAGCGCTGCGAGAACTTCGCGGCACGCATGCAGCACGTGACAAAAGTCTATCGTGCAGAGATCGCTGCGCTGCGTGAGCAGATTGCGGCGCTGACACCGAAGGCTGCACCTGCGACTGACCGGCTCAGCAGCAAGGACTTCGCGACAGCGCTGGCCGAACTCAAGCGGCTGACAGGCGTAGGGTTTCACAGCCCGAGCGCCGTGCGTGGAATGTGGCTCAAGATGCAACAGGAGCATGCAGAGGACAAGGCTTACGACGAAGCCGAAGCTGAAGACGAAATGACTCTGTGATCGAGCATCGCGCCCCCAAGCGGGGCGCGTTGTTTGAATACAGGGATCGACAGCGCTTCGCGACATATCCCGACACCGTCGGACGAGCGCCGCAGTTTGTGCTGGGTTGATTTATGGGCAATGTCGGTGACGGCTCCGACCTGTGGGCGGAGACACCGAGCAACTTGGCACCGACCTGTCGCGTGCTATCAATTTAGGAGTAAGAGAAATGATCGAAGCAGTTGTGTTCTTCGGAATGATCAATGTGATATTTGAGTTCGTGGTGCTAAGCATGTTGCCGCCAAGGATGCGGCTCAGGCTGCTCGGAAACAAGGGGGCGCAGACAACACTTCACGTAATGATAATGATTCTCGTTCTCACCGTGCATTGGGGCACGGTCACTGGGACAATGAGTGCATTCTTCAGTTTTATCCTCTCGATGTTCACTGTTTTAGTGGCCAAGAATGTGTTCGGGTACATCAAGGATGGCGTATTCCATCGCCGCATCATTGGGTACTCAGTTGATGAGCTTCGCTAACGCTCAGCTTTGAGTTTATTTGTTCGGAGGGTCTATGAATCTTCTGGCTTGGCTTGCATGGTTGTTCAGTTCAATCGTGCAAGCCATCATCAATCTCTATATCTACTTCACGAGGTAATTATGAAATGCACTACATGTGTATATCGTGTCAGTTGTTCAACCCGAGACAGCTCAAACACTACATGTCTGAACTTCGAATGTGAAGAACCCCTGTATGAGGCATACACATTCGATGAACGAACAGGCTCCGAAAGAATTCACCTGTTCTACACACAGGAAGCAGCAGACGCTTTCATCCGTCGTCAGCCACCACATCTGATGGCCCACTGACCATGACTATCCACTATTTCCTCGAAACAAATGGTGACACCGCCGGTGACTACGGCCGTGAGTTATTCAGCTCTTTTGAAGAGATGAATGACGCGTATCGGAACCGAGCACACGACGGTAAGCAGTACACATTTGAAATCGTTGAATACGATTTTTACTGGAGGTTCAGAGCCGACTCCTGTATTTATCGGCCAATGCTTGAAACACCAATTTGAGCCGCCTTCAACACTGTGCAGCGTGCTGTGCAGTATGAAGCTGGATCGCTACCAGACCCCGTCACGACGTACTGTGACTTACCCATAAGGTGCCCTTCGCAGTTCATTCCTGCCGAGACAAGCCGTTTAGTTCACGAAACGAACTCCACAAACCATCAAAGGATATTGACCATGCGCACAAAGATTTTCAACTCAGACGAAGTAATGGGGTTCATCAAGACATCAGTCCGACAACCACTGACCGATGCAGACTTCAGTGATGATCCTTTCGACATCGTTGCCAAACGCGAAGAAGAACTGGGCTACCCGATGCACCCACGCATTGAGCCCATTGAACTCATTCAAAAATCTAAGGTCTAACTTAGATCACCACTTGATGGCCAGCGAGTCTGGCTATCTGGGGGTGCAATCCCGCATCTCTTACAAAACCGAAGGAATCAAAATGACACACGCAAACACAATGACACCAGAAGACGTCATCAACACACTCGACGAAAAATACCGCCTCAGCCCTTACCTCAAACTGCGCGGTCACATTAGCTTCAAGGCTGCACGTCTCTGTGGTATGTACATGGCCAGAACAGCAAAGCTGATCAAAGACAACACTGAAACACCAATCGAAAAACTCGACACGTTCGCTGAAGCAATGGGAGTTCTGCGCTCACAGCATGACGAAGAGCAAATCCGGGAACAAATGGGACTTGCTGTTGAAGACGACATGTGGGACACAATCAAAACCTTGGTGATGTATGCCAACAAGCTCAACTTCGACATGCAGGAACTGATCGACCCTACCGGCAAGCGCCGCAACGATCCGTCATTTAAAACACGCGGCATTTACTTCACGACCGCTGGTCAACGACAGTCGTGGACAGATAGCGTGAAACTGTTAGCGGAAGGTAATGATCTTGACGACCTTGGCACCTACGCTGAATACGTGGCTGCCGTGGACAATCCTGATTGGACACTCACAGAAGAGGAGTGGGCAGTACAACAGGTTGACGACAACAGCCTGTACACTGACTACAGCACCTTGATCGTCGAACGCATCCTTAACATCGGTGAAGAAGAATGCGACTTCGACGAACTGCCAATCCGGGCACAAATCTCCTGCATTGAAAACATGCGCGGGAAAATCCCAAGCATGGTTGAGTCTGCACTGCGCGGTTTCAAATACTCACGCGAACCCAAAGCGCAGAAGACACTCGAAGCATCAAAGGTGAAGGGACTCATCAACGGCTTCGACAAAATGCTCTGTGCAATGCTGGACTCACCACGGTACGCAAACTATGCAGAGTTCATGTACAACTACATCCCGCAGAGCAAGCAAGCCGAACCAGTGTCACGTCGGATGATCGCACGTCGTGAAAAAGAAAATGACGTGAAGCTCATCAACATGAAGTTCACTGACGAGCAACTCAAACGGTACGAGCGCATGGAGGACATGGCCAACGACCTCACCTAAGCCAACTCGGCGACGCCTTCACATCACCGTGGGCGTCGCCGTTTTCGTTGACTCAGCCGGGAATTTATGGGCAAAAAGAGGGCGTAAAAAATAGGCTGAAACCCTTATATAAACAAATTATGTACTACTCTCTAACCTACTACTCTATATTTCTAACTTCAACTTTAGAAGTGTAAAGTGTAAAAAGTGTAAAAAGAAGGGATAGAGGGGTTGTATGAGAACTTTTGATTACGTTGCTTACACCGGTTTTTGACGAGTTTTGGCTTCAAATCGGAAAAAGCGCCTTTTTATTTTGAAGCCTAAAATCCACGCTCTAACCTCTATTTGAGACTACCCATGAAACTCACCTTCTTGAACGCAGCCGTCGCGCTGACGAAGTCATATACCAAGCACACTGATGGGACGATTGAGAAATCGTCATACCCCAACGTGTGGGAAGTCAGTTCAATCATCGAGGACTGCCCTGACTTAAAAACAATGGAGGCGCTGATCAACAAACATGGCAGCATCGGCAACTGTCTACTCAAAGGCATGGTCACTCGCAATCTTGTATGCGAGTCACGCAAGGACAGCACAGACCGCAACGCAACCACCGAGTTCCTCTGCCTTGACCTCGATGGCATCGAGCCAACCTTCACAGCACCAGTCACGCAGTACGACCCCACCACCGGCCAACCCATCGAGGTTTACCAAACACTCCCCGTCACAGTTGATACGATCCTTGATGCGATGGGCATGTCGGATGTGTCATACGTGCTCCAGTGGTCAGGCTCCATGAACATCAGTTCCCCCGCACTGCGCTGCCACGTCTTTATCATGCTGTCCAAGCCCGTAAGCGCTCCGCTCATAAAGCAATGGCTCATTCAGAAGAACCACGAGGTTGCAGTGCTACGCAATGCACAGACCCTGACCAAGACAGGCAATGCTCTGTCATGGGGCCTGGACATCACAGCATGCCAATCTGACAAGCTCATCTACATCACACCGCCTGTCCTCAAGGGCATCAAGAACCCACTGGGCCGCACGCCACGCATCTCATACGTGAAGAAAGCCAACGCCACTTTTGAACTCACGGGCAAGATCAACTCAACCGATCAGAACCGTGCCCTCACAGACGCACGCATCCTTGAACTGCGTGACCTGCAAGGACTGCCCAAACGCAAGCTCACATACAAACATGTGGGCGCGCACGAGGTGCTGGTCAAGCCCGGTGAGTGCATCGTGACGGACATGAAGACAGATCGTGGCTTCGTGTACTTCAACCTCAACGGTGGAGACTCATGGGCTTACTTCCACCCAGAGAACAACCCGGACTACATCTTCAACTTCAAAGGCGAACCAGTCTATCTCACCAAGGAACTCATCCCCAGCTATTGGGAACAGCTCAACTCCCAGGCCTACCGCCAAGCCTCCAACGGCCTCACCTACCTGGCCTTCCTGGATCGTGCCACCAGCACCTATTATCGCGGCACCTACGACTCTGCTGCAGACGATCTGCAAATCTTCTCAGCCCGCACTGAATCAATGGTACGTCAGTTCGCAGATGCCAATGGCATGCGCCTGGGCGCCAACATCCCTGAGTGGAGCATGGAGTTCAACCCGCAAGACAATGTGCGCGTGGACTTCGCCAACCAGACAGTCAACACGTTCCAGCTCACCAGCTACATGCGCAAGCCCTTGACCAAGAAAGTCGCCAAGTGCCCACCCACCGTGTTCAAGATCATCGGCAACGTACTGGGCAATGACCTGGACGCGGTGGAGCACTTCATGAACTGGCTGGCGTTCATCGCCCAGTTCCGTGATCGCACCACAACAGCCTGGATATTCCAGGGCACGTTCGGCACCGGCAAAGGCGTGCTGATGAACCAGGTCCTCAAGCCCATCTTTGGTGAGACCCAGACCGTCATCAAACGCGCCGGTGAGCTGTCCGAGAAATGGACCGACTTCGTGGTCGGCAAGTTCATCATCTTCATCGATGAGGTACAGACCTCAGCCTTCAGCGATGAAGCTGGTGTCATTGCCAACCTGAAGAACTTCATCACTGAACCCACAGTCACAGTACGCATGATGAACAAGAACGCCTATGCCATGGAGAACTATGGCAACTGGCTATTCGCCTCAAACAAGCCTGACCCTGTGAAGGTCGACAAGGGTGATCGGCGTTTCAACGTCGGCCCCTACCAGCCCAACAAGCTGATCCTCACACAGGCTGAATTCGACGCCATTCCAGGCGAGCTGCAGGAGTTTTATCACTACCTCATGAGCTACGCAGTCGACAAGGACCAGGCCCGCTCGGTGCTGGAGAATGAATCCCGCAGCACCCTGATCCAGCTGTCTCAGACTACCAGTGAGTCAACAGCCACAGCGCTGACTGAAGGAGACATGGACTACTTCATCGACCAGCTGCCCACTGACGACAGCTACAAACTTGATAGCAAGAGACTCATATCTGTAGAGGAGTATAGGCGCACCCTGTGTAACCTGCTCGGGCGCACAAAGCCCAACGGACTGTGCAACGTCCACCGTGATGAGCTGTTCATCCTGTTCAACTACATGGTGGGTGACATGAGCCCCAGCCCGGCGAAGTTCACAAAATTCCTCGGACATCGCCAGCTGGAGGTCAAGCCACTGCTGATCCCAGGCCATACAAAAACAGGCCGTGGCATCACAGTCACTTGGAAAACACCGAGCACGTTCCCCGCCATGCTCAAGACATACTTCAGCGACATGAGCAAATCAAAAACACCATGAACCCAGCCACTTCGATAGTCAAAACCAATTAGCCATAATTCACGGCCTGCAATCTAATCTCTAACTTCGATGCAACCAATCTCTAAATTAGAACCACCGAAAGCAGTCGTGACATTCATCGGTTGCCAACAGACTATCGCGGACCATCCAGACGTGGTCGCCACCATCATGAAGGCCTACTGCCAGGACCCTCACGCCACGGTGCGCATCTACGTCAACCCACGCGCCGACAACAACGTGCCGCTGGAGTGGACGCTGCGCCACTCCTCGCCACGTGGCATCACAACTCTGAACGTCACCCAGCGCATGCAGGGCGGCTCCATCAACTTCACAAGGATATGACCATGCGCGTCAACCGCACAACCCCCACCCACATTCACCCAGTCGATTATCACAACAACCTGGGCAGTAAAGAAGCCCGCGGCAAGACACCCTTCGTCAAGCGCAAGCGCGAGAAGGATGAAGCCACAGGCCCGGTCATGAACATCTGGTCAAAGGGCTCATACCGCACAGGTGACGGTGACCACACCGTCCAGGTCCAGCGCCCAGGCTCTGAGCGGGCGTACACCTTGCCGTCGAAGGGCATCGACCTGTGAACCCACTCTTCACGCTGCACATTGCCCTCGACAACACAGCCATGCAGGAGCCGGCCCACGTGGCCTGGGCACTGAGGGTGGTGGCCGAAAAGGTACAGCAGGGCCAGGCGTATGGCGTGATCTACGACATGCTCGGAAACAAGATTGGTCACTTTGAAGGTGACTTTGATGATGAGAGGGATTCGATATGAATGAAGAATGTGACTGCGCAGAATACTACGACCGCAGAACCGAACTCTTGGCATATGTCATCTGCATGCTCATGAGCGCCATCATCGGCTTCGCCGCAGGGGTTGCCTCATGCTCATGAGGACTAGCCACGAGTGCCGCACCACGTTCGCGGGCGGAGAAAACATCTTCGTCAAGGCAGCACGGATGGCTCAGGCAGAGGTGCCCGAGGCCGAGCCCACACCAGAGCCCGAGGTGAGGCGGGGTCACGGACACATCCGCCAACCCCGGCTCTTGGAGCACCTGTCCGACGGCCGGCCGCGCTCTGCGCATGAGGTAGCCAGTGAGCTGCACGGGTGTCCGAAATCCATCGGCGCCACCCTGCGGAGGATGGCCCTGAGTGGTGTCATTAAATGTGTGATGCGGCCGGTGTCCGGTGCGCGTGCGCTGCCGATTTATTCTGTATGGGGTGAAGAATGAAAACACAAGACAGAGCCGCGCTGATTGCACGGCTGCGTGACTACACCTACGAGGGTGATCCACGACATCTGATGGAGGCTGCTGCCGCCATGCTTGAAGCGGATGGCAAGGCGCAGCAGCAAGAGCCAACTGGTAAGCAATCCTTACAAGTTGCCAAACACCGCACAACAGGGTGGATGGCCCCAGTCGGTAGGTATGCCGTCCCAGTTCTGTTCAACCCCTACACAGGAGAGCCACGGGATGTGCGTGATGTGCAGAGCGACCCGCAAGGTATTTTGATTGTTCCACCCGGAAAGGTTGAAATGCTTGCAGCACCCCAGCCACAGCGGCCAAGGCTGAGTGACGAGGAGATTGATGCGCTGGCCCAATGGCACGCGCTGGACTTTATGACGTACATGCCGTTTGCCCGCGCAATTGAAGCGAAAGTGCGGGGTGAAGCATGACTATAGCCCCACCAATTAGATTTTTAACCCAGAAGGAAATTACTATGAACATCGATAACTTTACCCTTGGCGAACTGAAACAAATAGCTGCACTGGTAAACAACCAAATCGCTCAACCCGCTGCATCAACAGCACCACATCCATTCGTAGGCAAGTACGTCATCGCACGCTGCTATTCGGCAGGCGTACATGCTGGCTTTGTCAAGCATGTTGATGGCGAGCAAGTCATCTTGGCGGATTCCCGCCGCTTGTGGAGTTGGAAGGCAAAAGATGGAATCGCGCTGTCTGGCGTAGCGCAAACAGGCATGCAATCAGGATGCAAGATTGATGTCATCAACCCTGAGATTTATTTGACGGGTGTTTGTGAGTTGATCCCGTGCAGCGCAGTCGCTCAGGAGTCTATTCATGACTTCAAAAAATAAGGTTTTCACTGACGGCTACGGCTACGGCTCCGGCGACGGCGACGGAGAGGGCTATGGCTCCGGCTCCGGCTACGGCTCCGGCGACGGCGACGGAGAGGGCTATGGCTCCGGCTACGGCTACGGCTCCGGCGACGGCTACGGCTACGGCGACGGCTCCGGCGACGGCTACGGCTCCGGCGACGACTACGGCTACGGCGACGGCTACGGCTCCGGCTCCGGCTACGGCTACGGCGACGGCTCCGGCTACGGCTACGGCTACGGCAAGGGGTGAAGCATGAGCAACCAACGAATAATTGCAGTGGACTTTGACGGCACTTGCGTTACACATGAATACCCAAAAATTGGGCGCTTCATCGGCGCTCAGTCTGTGCTTCTCGACCTTGTTGCAGCGGGTGATTTGCTGATCCTGTGGACGATGCGCAGTGGTCAGCCGCTTGCTGACGCCGTTGCTTGGTTTGCTGAGAATGGGATTTCCCTCTATGGCGTGAATGAGAACCCAGGCCAAAAGAGCTGGACACAAAGCCCGAAGGCTTACGCGCACATTTACATTGATGACGCCGCTCTTGGGGCGCCACTCAAATTCGGGTTTAAGGACGAGCGCCCATTTGTTGACTGGCAAGTTGTGAGGAGTCTTTTACTTCCTGGAACAACAGGAGAACAAGCATGAGCACCACCGATGAAATCATGGCACTGGCCGATCAATACGCCAGCAAGTTCCACCCGATGAACATACGTGAGGCCCGAACCACCCTGCTCAAAGCCGTCGAGGCGATGGCGGCTGATGCTGCGCGGTATCGCTGGCTGCGGGACAGGATGCAGATACGTTGGGAATCACCAATTTCTGGTGGAGACAAGCGCAAAGTACTAACTATGCGAGTCGGGCATGAATTTTTGGACAGTAAGAAACGCCCAGAGTCTGGGTGGACTGGTATGAGCTATTTTCACGAGTGCCGCGAAAAGGTTGACGCTGCTATCGACGCAGCAATGAAAGGTGAAACACCATGAGCAAAGACACAACAGTCCCGGCATTTCCCGGCCCATACAGCAATGTGAAAAACCAAGGCATCACCAAGCGCGAATACTTTGCTGCGCTGGCAATGCAGGGGATGTATGCAAATTCAGAATGTAACGACATGACTAAAGATAGCGTAGCAAAAGTTGCATTTGCAATGGCCGACGCCATGATTGAGGAGGGGAAGAAATGAGCAAGCCGCACAAACACGCAGCGTTGGTCCACGCATGGGTTGACGGCGCGACTATCGAAGAATTTGTACCCTTCACGGGTGAGTGGGAAACCAACAACGACCCATCTTGGTATGAGCGAAGTGAGTTTCGCATCAAGCCAGTAACGAAATTCGACGTTGCGATTGAGCTTTTGGAAACAATAGCAGTTGGAAGTACCTGCTACGCCAAAGACGCTCAAGAAGCACTCAACAAAATCAGGAGCGTTGAATGACCACAATCAAACCGTGGCTAGAGAGAATGCCGGGACGACTTCCGCTCACGCAATACGCTTGCACACTGATTCAAGTATCTTGTATGTATGAAGAAATCAACGAACTGCGTGCAGAGAACGCACAGCTGCGTGCTGAACTAGGTGACTTACCAGAGGCGCAGGCTGAACTTATGAGCAAACTGCGGTGGGCACAAACAGAGAATGTGAACCTGCGCAGGGCAATGGCTGATGTTGTAGCACGCGCTGCACTGGGGGAGAAATCATGACCAATCTTATCCGCCTTCCAGCAACAACAACAATGACCGCCGAACAGGCGCTGCAATCTGCCCTGGTAGATGCTGAAACAAAGCACCTTGCTGATGTGCTGATCGTAGGCTATGACGCTGATGGTGATCTGTATATCAGGTCATCGCGTCTGTCTTGCGCTCAAGCTTTTTTCCTGGCGAATAAGGCTGCTCGCTGGGCTGAAAACGGGGGTGAAGCATGAGTAATCCGTTTAACGCCGGAGATAAGAGTGAGTGAAACGAATCTGATTGATCGACCTGTTATGCCGCAAGGCTACCGGCTGGAGTGGAAAGCCGGGAACTACT